AACTCATACCTCTCTTCAACTTTGGAACCATCTGCAAGGATGGCAGGGCGGCGCAGTTTGGTTACTGAACCAACCCAATCGTGACCAGTCGTATCTGGCTCACTCGGAGTCCAGATACGCTTGTATTGAAGGTTGCCTTCATCAACTATCTGATGGGCAATCTCAGCGTCACGGGCTTCCTTTGCCTCCTGACAGATGAAGCAGAGTTCGTCAAGTGCTTGGCACATATAGCAGGTAGTTTGGATTGATATGCCGTTGCTTTCTGTATTCATTATTCCTTTCCGTCTCTACCACCTTGGTAAAGACGCCGCAATCGCAATCCGTCTGTCACTGCCCGAGCCTGCGAGGGCCGGGGCGCGACGCCTTGGCGGCGCGGCAGACGCGTGGTTTACCACGCGGAGAGCAATCCGCTTTAGCGGATTTGACAGAACGGATAAGATGAAGGCACTGTAGGAGCACGAGCCTGACAGCGGCGTGCGTGGCTTTAGACACGCCGACGATGTGGCGAGATGCAGGAGCGTAGTGGCGGGACATTGCGACGAGTGCCGATAGAGCCGAGGAGCAAAGACCGACACTGGAGGCGCGTGGCTACGCGCCGTAGCGACAGCGGTGCGACGCCCCGTATGCTAGAACTGGCACGCCTGTAGTCATCGCCCTCAAGGGCGATTCAGATGTGGGGCGACAGCCATCGGCTCTGCCGATTCTATTTTTAATTATTAGCCTGGCCACAGGCGAATATATTTAAACAGTCTGGGCGCGACTGAAGGGAGCGGAGATAGACTGTTAGCACACGCCAGTCTATTCAGTACTGTCTATATAGAACTCACAGCCGTGCTGTATCTGTATAGACCCCAGACTATTTAAAACTGATACAAACACAAAAGAGTATCTCCCAGAACTATTTTCCCGTACAGAGATAGCACCCCTGCTCTGTCCTGGTTTGTCCTATTTTGGGGTAGTCTGTTATGTGACTTGTATAACAGTTTTGTTATAAACCGTTCGGAATGGCTGTTTGAACGGATTAATACAGTATAGGGGCACAAAGTGCCCACTATCAGTAGCAAGGTCTTTAGGACCTTGCGTACAGACTGTATCTACTATCTGTTTCACAGGCTGTTCTAACTGATAGTAACTGTATGTAGATGGGACAGGTCTGTGACTTTTCAGAAGGGTACTAAGAACCCCAGGACAGAGGCTATGGCAGCCGCAAAGGCTAAAGTCATTGCCCTTGTCTCTGAGGGCTGGGCACCCCATAAGGCTATGGCCGAGGTTGGCAAGCAACCCGACACCATCCGTATCTGGTGTCTAAGAGACCCCAAGTTTGCCTCTGACCTAGCCCAGGCCAAAGAGGACGCCAAAGAGCGAAGCCTTACCGCCCTGGGAATAGCAAGGGAAGATATCTCCTTTCCCCAGTTCTCTGAGATGTTTTTAGACCAGAAGGTTTTTCCCCACCACCAGGACTGGATTGACCTGCTGGAGGGGCAGGAGCCATCCTGGCTCCACGAGAATATGATTTACGAGAAAGGCGACCCAAACCGCCTTCTCGTGAACGTGCCGCCTGAGCACGCCAAGTCCACCGTCATCACGGTGAACTACTCAACCTACCGCATCGCAATAAACCCCAATGTTAGAATCATCGTAGTTTCTAAGACGTTGGTCAAAGCACGTGAGTTCGTGTACGCAATCAAGCAAAGGTTAAGCCACCCGCGCTGGCTGAAGTTGCAAACAACATTTGGGCCAGAAGGGGGATGGAAAGAAGACTCTGATACCTGGCGTGTTGATACCGTCTATTTGGGTAGCGATGCCCGTAATTCATCCGAGAAGGACCCGACGATTCAGGCACTAGGTATGGGGGGTCAGATTTACGGTGCCCGTGCCGACCTAATCATCCTGGATGACTGTATTACCACCGCTAACGCCCACGAGTATGAAAAGCAGATTAACTGGCTTCAGAAAGAAGTTATCACTCGTCTGGGTAAGAACGGCAAGTTGCTAGTGGTAGGAACCCGAATTGCTCCTTCAGATTTTTACAAAGAACTCCGTGACCCGAAGCATTGGTCAGGGGGCAAAAGCCCATTTACGTATATGGGTATGCCTGCTGTCCTACAGTATGCTGAGAAGCCGAAAGATTGGGTCACGCTCTGGCCTAAGTCGGATGTTCCCTGGGATGGCGATGAGGACACCCCAGATGAGGAAGGACTTTATCCTAAGTGGGATGGTCCGACCCTGGCACGGCGCCGAGGCGAAGTTACTCCGTCTACGTGGGCTTTGGTCTATCAGCAAGAGGATGTAACAGAGGATTCCATTTTTCCCGCTGAACTTGTTCAGGGTTCTATTAATGGGATGAGAAAGCGTGGTCCTTTGAGACCAGGCGCAGCAGGACACCCCAACCAAGTTGAGGGTTATACCGTTGTTGGATTTGACCCTGCTATGGGTGCTGGTCGTGCTGCATTCGTTGCGATGACCTATAACCGACACGATGGCAAGATTTATGTTTTGGACTGTCTGGATATGGCAGAGCCGACACCACAGAAGATTAGGCAGGCGATTGAGGATTTTGTTCAAAGGTATAAGCCACAAGAACTCCGCGTTGAAATCAACGCACACCAAAAAGCCTACGCCCTTGACTCAGACCTACAGCAGTGGCTCGCCAGTTATGGATGCCGTCTTAATGCTCACTTCACTGGAAAGAATAAGTGGGATACCAACTTCGGCGTCGCAGGAATGTCTACGCTCTTTGGAAGTGCGGAGAACGGAAGACATCAGAGAAACAACATCTTGGAGTTACCAAGCACTGAAGGTTCTGAAGGGCTTAAGGCTCTAGTCCAACAGTTAATAACTTGGAAGCCAGACACCAGAGGTAAGACCGACTGTGTGATGGCGCTTTGGTTCGGTGTCTTAAGATGCCGAGAGTTTATGCAACAGAACTCATATGTCCAAAAGTACGCCCATAACCGTTGGGCTACCAGGGCACAAGCAAGTAAGAGATACACCGTTAATCTTGATGAGATGATTGCCGAGCAATGGCAACAAACCTATGGGTAGGAATTAAATGGCTGGCGAAGAAAAGTATTTGAACAAAGACCTTCAAGAGGTCTTAAGGCAGATGTCACAGGCTCCTGCCAATGCTCCAGCACAGCCACGTCCTGTAACCCCAGGCCCGATACTAGGTGGGCCTAAGGAAATTAAAAAAGGCATTGTTGACCCTGCTACTGGTGTAAGAAGGGTGCAAGACCCTGCTATTGATTTGTTTAGGTTTTATGCTTATGGTGTTGAAAAGCCAGTGGAGATTCCACCACCGCCACCTGATACAAAACAAGTAACAGTTACTCCTGGACAGTTGACTCCAGAAGAAGTTGCAGAACGCAAAGCATTGAAACAAGCAGGTCGGAAAGTTCAACAGACTGCAGAGCGCAAAGCAATTAGCAAAGGCGTTCGTGAAGGAAGAATCAGTGGTATGACTAGAGCACCTGGTTCTAAGCCACCAGTGCACCTAGCAAAGAATCTTCCGATTGCACTTGAGGTTGCGGCAGAGCGTGCTCGTCGTAGGGCTGAGGCTGATGTTATCCGTGATGCACTTGAGAAAGCATTTGGCTCTGTTAGTTCTGAGGCTTCTGAATTTCGTGGTAAATATACACCAGAAATAAATAAAAATGCCGCTACATTAAGTCGTGATGAACAAAAATATTTAGAGTTACTACAACGCAGAATTCAAGATTTAATTATGGACCGTGAGGCTGCTATTGCTGAAGAACTAGCACGGCGTGGACAAACTACTCCGACACTAGATGAGGTTCGTGCAATGCAAGAGGCGGAACGTCGCACCCTTGAAGGGCGACAGGTTGCTGAAAGAACTCGTTTATCAAGACAAAGAACCGAGATTAGTATGCGTAAGCCGCCTATCATTGGTGGTAAAGCACTTGGTGCACTTGGCATTGCCGGTGCTGGTTTAGAAGCATACGCTTTGTATCAACAGATGTTGGCACAGGCAGCAGCACAAAAAGAAGAAATCCAATTTAACTTAATCAACTAAGGATACTGATGTTATCAATAGAGCAAATCTCAGCACGAGTAGAGAATCTACGTGAACGTGCTTTAGACCGTGATGCACGGCAACAGGATGTGCTTGCTGTCCGTAAAGGGCAGATTGCTACCGTCTATCCTGATTTCTTTCCTGAAGGTGTAGATGCCAATGTCGTTGCAAATTTTATTGATATTGTGGCTAGAGACCTATCTGAAGTTATGGCGCCTTTGCCTTCGGTCAACTGCTCCGCGGCGAATCAGGCTAATGACCGTGCTCGTAAGTTTGCTGATACACGTACCCGTATTGCTACTAATTATTTTGCTCATTCAGATTTACAAGTCCAGATGTATACCGGCGCAGACCTATACATCACATTTGGTTTCGTCCCATTCATCATAGAGTTGGACGAAGAAGCAGGGCTGCCGCGCATACGCATAGAAAACCCAGTGGGCGCTTACCCAGAGTTTGACCGCTATGGGCGCTGCATTGC